ACTTCCACATGTCTTCATCAATGTCGACACATCTCTTGACCCAAGGGAGAGCTGTTCTGGAAGCTGTTATAAATTCTACCACATCTGGGTGGCATAGGTCAAGGTGCAATACTATAGCACCATTTTTATAGGCTCCACCTCTACGAAGTATCTCGTTGAGAGCAGAGTAAATTTTACCAAAGCTGACTGGGCCGGTAGCCACAAGTCCTTTGTCATTTGTTGATCCGGCTGGTCTAAGCTTAGATAGGTGGATTGCACACCCTGCACCAAATCTTAGTGCATGGCTTGCGAACCTCCAGCTAGCTTCAATGCCGTTTGGACCTTCCATGCTGTCTTCAACAACGAAGGTTGTGCATGACACGGGTAGTCTTGATGTAGGATCTTCTATCCAAGACTCAACCCTGCCAGTACGGGAGATTAAGTTAGACATTTAAATAATTACTGCGTTTTCTAATAGTTTTTTCAATGCGTTGGACAGTGCAAAGTTCTGTCTTTGTAAAGCAAGGAAGACAGTGATTATATCTTCCTTCTTGTCATAATTCTTACGTATATTGTCTTCAATTACTCTCATCTTGAAGTCCTGTTCCGTTGTCAATGGCAGAGGGAACTGGTGTCCAGAGGATTGGTTCTTGTCTTTTGGTATCATAGTCATTTACTGTGAGTATTCTGGCTAACCTAGCGTTAAGTAAAGCATCGTCTTCTGTCAATCCCTTATCTGTAAACGCCTTGACAACTGTAGACCAGTTGTAGCCTTCTTTGTTGAAAAGAGTTTCGGCTCTCTTCACTCCGATACCGGGGACACCGCTGTACCCATCAGTCTGGTCGCCTGCTAGCGTCTGAATCATGTGCCACTTAGCACCCTCTTCAGCAGTGATAGTTGTAGTGTCGGTCAGGTTGTATAGTTTGCCGGGGATCTGTCTCATATCTTTATCAGGTGAGACGATGGTGTTACCGGGGTGTGCAGTAGCGTAGATACCCATGGCATCGTCAGCTTCAAGCTCTTTCATCACAATCACTTCATACTGTATCCTTAGATTTCGTATGACACGTTTGTATCCGCAGGGCTTTTTCCTGTTTCTGTGACCCTTGTAATCTGGGGAAATTTTTTTCCTAAAATTCTTAGAGTCACTAAAAAATAGTATTGGTGTGGCAAAGTTGCCGAACTGTTGTTGTATGTTTGATATATCTCTGGTTACGGCTTTATATGCGTCACTGTAATTTGATGTAACGAATATAACGTCCTCTCCATAGTCTATCTCTGTTTCGCAGGCTGCACAGCATTTGTATACTATGTAGTCTGCATCTATTAATAAATTCATGGTGGTTAGTGTACGTCAGCCCAAGTCTTGCCAATCTTAGCTTCAGCTGCGATAGGGCATCTTAGACGGTAATGTTCGCCTGCCATTTTGGCTGCAAGCTCTAGCCATTTTGCCAATTCATCGGCATCTTTGGGGTAACATTCGTAGTTTAGTTCATCATGTACGAATGATAGTTGGTGGCCGTCAGCTGGTATGCATTGATCTACAATGACCATCCATCTTTTGGCGATTGACGCTGCTGATCCCTGTAAGAGGTAATTGAGAAACTTGTGCCCTTTGTCCACGCTGATACGACGACTGTCGATGGACACTGCATAACCTCTCGTACTACACTTCTTACAAGCCTGTAGCAGCTCCGCAAGACCCGGAATGGCAGCAACATAAGCTTTACGTATATCGGCTCCCTTTCGTGCAGCGGCTTCTTCGGATAGTAACTTATCAAAACTTCTACCTAATTTGATATTCCCAGCTCCGTAGAGAAAGGCGTAAGTGACTGTTTTGACTTGTCGTCTTGTGATTCCGATTCTGTCAGCGTTGGTTTGGTGTATATCTCCTGTGGTAAGGATTCTAGCATACCGTCCTTTATCATATCTGGCGAGATAATGAGCGAGCATCCTGAGCTCAATGCCGCTAAGATCGGCAGAGACCAGAACTTTAGTAGGTGTAGCTTGAAATAGTTTTCTAAATCTTTCATCTGATGGTACTTGTGCGAGGTTTGGTTTTCTATGTGCACAACGGAAAGTGTTCGTTGCGACTGAGCAATGGTGGTGTATTCTGTTACACGTCGTAGATAGCTTCTGCCATGCGTTCACGCCTTCCGAGATCATCCCCAATTTCTTGGTAATATCTAGACATTTCAGAAACAACAGGGCTGTCTCCGACCCAATATCTTTCAATACTGTCTCGTCTACGACTGGTTTGCCTGTGGCGGTTAGTTGGCTTGGTATCCACTCTTCGTGGGTCTTCAGTATCCATGCTATGTGGTCTCGTGAGGTGGGGTTAAGTTGTTTAAGTTTTGTAAATGAGCATCCTTGTACGTACCCTTGTGTCCTGTTATTTCGCTTAGGTGTAAACAACGCTCCAGCAACGAACCCGTATTTTGTGCGTAGTACTGCTGTAGTTTCTTCCAGCTCTCCTCTGAGAGATGATTCGAGTTTACAGGCTTCTTGTTCATTGAAGTACCATCCATGCTCTTCTTGTTTTTGTAGTATTTGTGCAACCTGATGTTCTAGTTGGACCCAATCAGGTAAGGGTGGAAATGTTGGCATAGCTTCTTGGTAACAATAGTGTCCTGTACGCAGTAGTCTTCCATTTCCTTGCTCCATTCTAACCAATCAGAAGTTTGACCAAAGTCCCCTTTGTATTCTCCTAATCGGTAGCCGTAGGATTCAAGCGAATGACGCCCGTACAGCTTTGGTGGCATACCAGTTGGCTTAGTCTTTCTATCGACTTCAAGCATATCAGCATGGTATAGCCTTGATAATAATAATGTATCTACGATACGTCCCTTTGGTTTAAACCATGGGTATATCTTCTTCATCACGGGTATATCAAATCCTATGATGTTATGTCCTATAATAGTGTCAGCTAGTTCTAGATACTGAACTGCTCTGACTATAGGTTGTTCTCCTCCAATATCATTGTATCTGGTAGTCTCACCTGTCTCATAGTCAAGTGTGACGATACAGTGTATATCAGTTTTTTGTGCGTCTAGAGGTGTTGTCTCCAGATCGAACAGGAGCGTGGTAGGTTTTGTCTCTAAATTTGGCACGTTTCTTTGCTTGTCTGGTGGGTGTGTTTGGTCTTTGCAAGTCAGAAGTCTGTGCTTGCGTCGAAAATTGGTGTTGTCTCAGTTTCATTTGCTTCATAAAATTGGCACGTTTCTAAATCGTACGTTAGTCTTGTAGCGACTCCAACCTCTCCTGAGTAACGGTTTTTAAGAACTCGCACAGTTGTTGTATTGTTGCTATCTTCGCTTTGTTGGTCTCTCTCCAGAGCGATGACGCAATCGCTGATTTGAGAGATCGAGTGAGATCCTCGTAGTTGTCCGAGGGATACACGTCCTCCTTCCTCGTGCGTATTACTGTCATTGCTGCTTCTCCTTAAATGTGATACTAAATAAAGTGTGATACCTGTACGTTCAACTAAACTACGTAGTCTAGTCATGGTAGAGTCTATCATACGTCTCTCATCTCCGTCAAGTCCTGAGAGCAATATTGACAGGTGGTCTAGGAATATAACACGACATTCCAATCCACTGGCAAGGTACTCGATCCTGTTGTAAATAACATCTGGGTCAAAGCTACCAAAGCCATCAAAAAGATAGACGTTCCAATTACCAAGCGTAGCATCAAAAGCCTCCTTAAGTTCTTCTTCTTCGTGTTCTCCGATGTGGAGTGCTTTACCTACAGCTGATGACATCAAGCCAAGAGCTGTACGTTTTGTATTGGACTCCAGTTCTAATATACCAACTGTCTCTCCTAGTTTGCATAGGTGAGAAGCTAAGTCTCTGACAAATGAAGTCTTACCACTGCCTGTACCGGCTGTGATCGTAATAAGTTCGCCATATCTTATGCCGTGTAGCTTGTCATTCAAACCTTGATACGCATACTCATGGTCACATGGTTTGGTTGGTTCGGTTACTACATCGAATAGATTTTTACCATCTATGATTCCGTCTGGTCTGTATGGCTTGGCGTCCCAGATGGCTTTTCTGATGCTGTCAGAATCCCCAGCTTGGAGAGCATCTGAAGCATCTTTATAATTCTCGAGACGGGCAACTTTGACTCGGCCAGATGGGAGTATTCCCGTGGCAGATTCAGTGGCCTGACGCCCTGCTTCGTCGTTGTCGAAGAAGAGGACGATCTCTTGGTATCCTTGCAAGAAGGGGATTGCTTTTTGGAGGTCTTTCTTGGCACTTGCCGCACCATGAGGTAGGCTGACCATCGGCCAACCTGACATAACCTCGTAACAAGAGGCGGCATCTAGTTCTCCTTCAGTGATAACAATTCGCTTGCCAGTTGTAGGAAATAGGTGTTGACCAAAAAGCGTGCTTGTAGATCCTCCTTCGTAATGGAACTCTTTTGATTTAGTCTTGATTTTAAACCCAGCAACTGACCCATCTGTTCCATAATATGGGAAACGTAGGGTGTTACCGTATCTGTATATGCGGTAGAAGTTGTTGGTAGCTTCGCTGATTCCTCGCTTTTTAAGGGCTTCTGCTTCTCCGAGGAATCTTGCTTTGGTGTTGTTGTCATTGTTCATGCGTGTAGTAGGTGTGTCCCCTTCCGCAGGGGTGTATGTTTGGCACGCAAAACAGAACTTGTGACCGTCCGTGTAAACAGAGTTAGCATCGGACGAACCACAATTACTGCAAGGTTCGTGTGCCACAAATTCGCTTTCATTCATTATATTAACCAATCTATGGGGATTGCGTGTGCTGCTGCCCATTTGATGCCATGCTTCTCACACCATTGGGCATAAGTTGTTTTGGATTTCTTGCTGATCTTATTGAAAGGAGCTTGAAATACCATACGTAAGTCTAGGTCAGGATTGTCTCGCATGACTGCCTTGATCTTACGTCTATCTTCTGCGTCCCAGTAGCCCTTAGTCTCTAGCATTACACCATTGACCAGAACAAAGTCAGGATTGTATAGGTGCTGTATGGTATATGCAACTTTGTGAGTCTCGTACTCATACTTAGCACCTACCTTATCCAATACATCTGCGACGCTCTCTTCGAGCTTAGACCTAAAAGTCTTCTTCTTCTTCGACATTTGCTATTTCTGTCTCTGGGTTTCTACCGACAGCTGTTGCAGTAAAGCCTTCAGTTGTACCGAACATGTCGGCAACTGCTTTCTCATCCATGCTATCTGTGTCTACAGCAGCACCTTCTCCTACAGCAACAACTTGTACGCCAAGCAGTTTAAGAGAACTTCCGTAGGTAACTCCATCCCTGAGTATGTAAGGCTTCTGAAAGAAACCAAGCTTAACTGTTGATCCACCATATAGTGGTGTCTTTGCATCAGTGACTGGTGTACCCTCTGTGTCGACAACACCGGGTCTCTTGTCTTCTCCCCACGAGAACTTGATTTTAAATTTACCATCAGCTACCTCCTCCCATGGTGTGGGTTTTAGGGTGGCTCTCTTTGGATTCTTGAGCTTTGATTCAGCCCATCTGAGCACTTCTGCTCTCTCTGTCTCGAGCTTGTCAATTACATCTTCGCCAACAATAGCAGCGAGTGAGTAACCGAACTTGCCGGGTTCTAGTATGGCTTGAAAGCCTTCTAATTTGATTTCGTCAGTAACGTGTACGTTCTTGGGCATATTTAACAAAAAAAGTAAGTTGATTCAATAACCGTCTCAGGCTGTAAGTCGCCTATGATCGGTGGTTCTGTCTCTGCTCCGACATATAAAGCAAAGGTTTTGAGGTAGTCATGTTCTGCAAACAGAATCATGTATGTCTCCCTTATTATAGCACTAAGTTTACCCATATCGCAAGCCCTGCTTAACACACTGTCATGTATTAGTGCAATCGGCTCATCGAATTTACGCACAGCGAGGTGTAAGAGGCTTGCATCTAAACTATGGATAAGGTTAGGAGCTGTAGCTGCCTTGTGCCTGTTGATGTCGACATCCTTCCCATCTTCTACAGCGACGGAAAGATCGCA